CCAAGTGGCAAAGTGTTTGAATTTGAGTATCAAGACGTTGAGCGTGCAAGGGATAAGAAAGTCGGGGCGTTTGATTTCCCAAGATTGAATGGTTCGTACTTTCAAGATTTGGGTAACAAAGGCTCTGCGTATGTAATGCGAATATCATTTAGTGGTGAGAATCATGATGAGATAGCCGATCAATTTTTTGATGCGACAGGTGAAAGAGGGCCAGCAACATTAGAACACCCAAGATACGGAACGTTAATTGTACTTCCTCTTTCTGTTAAGCAAACCGATGCATTAACAACGAAAGCGAATACAACAACCTTTGTGGTGGATTGCCGAGAAACATTAGAGGGGTCTTATCCAAAATCAAATACCGATGCGATATCTGAAATTGATAATAGTATGGATGAGTTGTCTATCGTCGGTGCTGATAAGTACGAGCAAAAGCATAAGATCCCAGATGGTGCGGCTGCGAGTATAGATAAACAAGAAACTGGAAGTTTATTAGATAGTATTGAAAACTCATTAAATGGCTTGATGGAAGATAGTGCGAATTTTGCAGCGTCAATAGATGAAGTACGAGCGAATATTGATGAGCTAATTTCAAAACCTGCCACAATGGTCAATCAATTATCAGAAATCATATCAATGCCTGCTAGAGCGATCGGCAATACAGTTGATATGGTAACTGGTGGTTATATTAATCTTGTACAGACGGTTAACAGCGCAACAGATATGGAGCGTATATCAAACTTAGTGACAGGATCACTTGATAATCATCGAGTACTTGATACCTCTACAGCTTCCGCAAACATTAATAGCTCACAACGTAATTATACATTGTCATTAAGTGCCATTACTGCATTAGCTCGTTCTATCGTGATGTTTGCAAGTAATGGTAGTTTAACAACGAGAGCGCAAGCCATTTTGTTGTGTGAAAACCTATCCGATCTTTGGGAAGAAACACAACAACGATATGACAGAATTCAATCAAACTTTGTTGGCCTTGGTCAGCTTGAATATCAGTGGTCACAAGATGATGAATTAAATCGGTTGGCAGGTATTGCTGTAGCAAGTGCGGTTGGCAATATTACCGATCTGTCTTTTGGTCTTTATACTGAACGTGTATTGGTGCTTGTTGAGCCAAGCAATATTATTTCTTTATCTGCGAAGTTATACGGTAGTGTTGATAATTGTGTCGTTCAAAAGCTAATAGATACCAATTCACTAAAAGGAGAAGAGATCTTATTCGTTCCGGCAGGTAAGGAGATTGTTTATTATGCGTAGTGTAAAAGCTAGATCTAATGATTCAGTTGAAGACATATCGAGACGTAATTATGGCTCTAGTCTTTATGCACAAAGTATCATTGAAGCTAATCCCAATGTAGATTTCAATCGCCTCCAAGATGGACAAGTTGTTGTTTTACCTTCTTCATCAAGAATTGATACTACGCATTCTCTTGATGTGAATGACGATGATGTGGTTATACATATTAATAACCGCACTTATGTGGTGTGGGATAACTTCTCATTAAAAACTAATTTTGGCACATTGGCTGATATGTTTAGTTTTAGAGTGCCGTTTTTTCCAGATGATGCGGAGCAAAGAGAAACATTTAGGCCATTCAGTTATAAGACAGTCATTATCTATTTTGGTCAAACGAAGATGCTTACCGGGACAATGCTCAATATTGAACCCACTCTGGATAGTTCTAATGAAGTATTAGTTTCAGGATATGGGCGATGTGGAATTCTTGGTGATGTGACGTTTTCACCTAAGCAATATCCCATTGAATACAATGAAGCGTCACTCCTTACAATTACAGAGAATGCGTTACGTCCTTTTGGCTTGAGTGTTTCTTTTACGGAAGCGGCTAAAAGTTCGGTATCTGCGGTGAATACTAGCTCAGCATTTTCAAGAGTGATTGCAGAGCCAACAGCGAATATAGCCAGTTTCTTAAATAAATTAGCATCAAAACAAGGAGTGGTGCTTCATTCAGATCGTGATGGTAATGTTCTTTATGATAAAGCATCTAAAGGCAAGGCGGTGTTTGAGATCATTGAAGGTACTCCTCCGTTATTAAAAGCAACCGCATCATACAACGGTCAAAAAAGATATTCACATCTAACGGCACTTTCTCAAGAGTGGCATGGCTCTGTGCATGACAAGCTAACTGTTACCGATAAAGAGGCGATAAAAAGAGGTATATTTCGCCCTTATACCATATTGCCTAAAGATGTTGATGATGGGCAGCTTAATACGATTCTTAGCTCTCAAATGGGGCGCAATCTGTCAGATGCTGCGCCTATGTCGATTACGGTTTCAACATGGCACAAGCCGGATGGTAATGTTTTTGTAAAAAATGAATCTATGTTTTTAACCGCACCATCTATCATGATTTACAGAAAAACAGAGTTATTTATCTCTGGTGTTAGTTATGAGCGTTCAAGTAATTCTAATATAGCGGTTCTTTCTTTATCGTTGCCTGAATCGTTTGGTGGTAAAGAGCAAATTCGACCTTGGGAGGAAGCATGATCAAGATGTTTACCGTAACACTATCCAGTATTAGAAATGGTATTAGAGAGATACAAGCGGTTGTTTTTGGCGGGGACAGCGTCACTCTTAATGATGTTTCACCGTGGGGTATAGATTCACAACCTGTTAAAGACGCAAAAGGGATATGTAGCCGTGAAGATCGGTTTGTTCTTGGTTATCAGGGGTTAGCTAAAAAGGCGAAAAACGGTGAAACCATTCTTTATTCAACGGATGAAGAAGGTAATCAAGTAACCGCTATTCACCTTACAAATAAAGGAGAGGTAATCGTCAAAGAGGGATTAAAATTTATTTGTAATATCGCGGCTGAATTTAATGCTGAGGTTTTGATGAATAATACATTAGATGTAATGAAGGGCGTTAGTTTGAACTCTACGTTATTAGTTGCTAAAGATGTAACTATCGAATCAAATTTAACCTCTAAGAAAGACATTATTGATAAGAGTGGTTCAATGGCTCAAATTAGATTGATATATACAGGGCATAACCACAATACCTCTGTAGGACCAACATCACCACCTAACCAAGCGATGAGCTATGTGCATGCAGTTAAGAAACTTACGGACGTACCTAAAATATGGTCGATAACATAACAGATTTTGAAGATGCAAAAGCCCTAACATTACATGATGGTGATTTAGGGCTTTTTAATTTGCCGGATGGTGGTGAAATTGCCTGTGTTAATGGACAGCCTATTTTAGACGGTGGTTTTGAAACTCCTGTTTTTATTAGTTTGTTCTCAGGAAAAAAAGAGGATTGGTGGGCGAACTTAATTATAGAAGATGAAGGTGAAAAAATCGGTGGGGAATTTGAATCATTGATTGAAGCGATTGTTTTGATCCCTGTGAAGCTTCCTGATATTGAGCAAGCAATAAAGAATGATTTAGCTTGGTTTATTAACGATAAGTTAGCTCAAAGCTTTGTCATTACGTTAAGCATTCCACAAGTTAACTTATTAGCGGTAAATATTTTATTCATGCTTGAAAATGAAAAAACAGTATCAACAAACTTTAACTTTAATTGGCATGTTCAACGCACTGAATCACTACATGAAAGATTGTCGATGAATGATGTTGAAGCATCAACACCAAATAAAAAGCCTGATGTAATGGTTTTAGGCTATGAAAATGGTGATGTGTTAGGTCTTGTTGATGGGCGAGTTATTAATTTAACTAGGAGTTACAATGGCTCATAAGCAACCAGAAATTAAAGAGATCCAAGCGCGAATTATTGCTGATATTGAAGGTCGGTTAGGGCAGCAAATCCCTTTCTTTAAAAAAGCGGCTTGGCGTGTTTTAGCGTGGGCATTAGCAGGTGTGTTCTCAATAATCTATAAATACATAGATTATCGAAGCGTTCAGGTTTTTGTACAAACTGCGGATGAAACAGGGCTGAAATATTGGGGTGAAATATACGATATAAATCGCGGAGGCTCTCAAGCAAGTAAATTTACAGTATTAGTTAAAGGTCCTAATGGCATTCCAATTAAAGCTGGTACTCAATATATAAAAAATACGACAGGGGTTGTTTACAGACAATTGGATAGTGTTTTGCTTGTAGATGGTGAAGCAGTAGTAACCGTTGTGGCAACAGAATCAGGTGTAAAAGGTAATCTATATGTAGGGGACACTATTGCCCCAATAAATCCAATCGGTGTTGAGAAAAATGTAAGCGTTGTTTCATTACTAACAACAGGAACGAATCCTGAAAACATTGAAGTATGGAGACAACGTATCATTGAAAGGATCAGGAACCCACCTCAAGGGGGCGCATTGGCTGATTATCCTATCTGGGCTACACAGCCAACAGGTATAAAACGAGCGTTCCCTATGCTTGGTATGCCGGGTGTTGTTTGGGTTTATTGTGAATCAGCAACAGAGATTGACGGTGTACCTACGTTATCTCAGATTAATGAAGCAGAAGCATCTATAAGACAACCTTATCGTTTACCTATGACCGCAGGGTTAGAAGTTAAACCTATTAATAGGTTACGTTTTGATATTGAAGTTATCGGTTTAACACCGTCTGGAACCGATGTTAATAATGCAATCAAACAGTCGCTAGAGTTATTCATGATACAGCGTGAGCCATTTATTAATGGATTATCTACGCTCCCTAAAAAGGAAGAGATAAGCGTTAATCTTGTGCTTTCTCAAGTGGTTTTTGCGATAAGTGCTTATGCTGCTACGTTTGATTCCATTAACTTGAAACTGAATGGAAAGGCGATTAAATCTCACGCTCTCTCTGTAGGTGAATTGGCAAAGTTAGGAGAGTTAACGACTCCTCCAGGTGCATGATATGTTCGAGCAATTAATTATTGATTTACTACCTAAAGGAAGGGCATTTTTGGTGCCCTTTTTTAGTACCTTTAAAAAGGTAATTGTCGCGTGTTCGTTTGAGTTTGAACGAGTAAAAGAAAGGGCTGATTTAATTCAATACGATGCTTATCCACAAACTACAACGCTCATTGGTGAGCATGAGCAGTTAATGGGATTGTCTTATCATAGCTCTTTAAGTAAAAAAGAAAGGGTTGATAGAGTTATCGCAAGGCGCAGTGCTGTAGGTGGGCAGTCTGATGCTTATTTTAAAGATGTGTTATCGAAATTTGGTTTTATTATCGGCACGACTTATAACGAAAATAGATTAAACCCTGCAAATGTACTCCCTAGTTTTATCGGCAAAACATTGGGGGGCGGTGCCGCATTTGGTGGTTTAAATGCAAGGTTTGGTGGTGCGTCAACATCTTTGATAGTTAATGGTATTAGTAATGATGCTATTTCAGAAGATCAAAATACATGGACGTTTTATTTTTTCATTCATTCGAGTGAGTCTATCAATACGCCATTAAAAATCCCCAATGCTAGAAAAAATGAGTTTGTTGAATTAATTCTCAGGTATAAGCCTGCTCATACAATAGCCATCTTATATGCGGAGTTTGTGTAATGTTAAAGCTATCGGAAGATATTAGTAATACAGAAAAACCAACCGTTAACGATCCATATGGTTTGTTTAAAAATGACATAGAGCAAGGGGATGATAAAGGCTCACCATTAGATGCGCTGTGGGGGAATGATTTATATTATGCTTTCTACGCTGTGTTGAGTGCTGCAAGAATACAACCGTCAGGTGCAAGAGAATCAGTCAAAAGCTCTGATTTTTTAATTGCATTAAAGACAATTATTAATGAGCAGATAAATAGCTCTAAGAAAGAGAGTTTATTGCCTATCTATAATTCGTTACATGGTAACGTTGTATTGAGAAGTTTTGAATCAGTAAATGATATTGTTGATTTTAAGGGTGTTTATTTTGTAAAGCTGAATGGTCAATCTGTGCCTAACACCAATGAGACTGTATTTAACTTATTAAATCAATTGCCTGAAAAAACTCGTTTGGCGTATCTGTCCACTGATAATTTTAGCGTTAAAGTACTAAAGAATTATTCTGGATTATTTGGACGTGCGAGTGGTGGCAATGCGTCTCAAATAGGTTCTATTGTTCAGGATAGTGTCAAATCACATGACCACCAATCTAATGTAATTGTTCAAAATGATGATGGTGGGCAGTTAATTAAAGATGCTCGTTATGAGGAAGTCATTTCGGATGCGAAAAAAATATCAGACATTAATAGTGATAAAAACAATTCAAAATCACCGAGAACGTCAAAAGATGGTGGGAATGAAACAGCACCCATTCATTTTGCACAAGACTCATGGTACATGGTGTTGGTTGATTTGAATCAAGTAGGTTTATTATGAGTTTTGATAATGCCACTCACGTAGATGTAGGGAACTTCATTAAAGAGCTCAGATTATTTCATGGTAAAGAATTCCCAAGAGTGATTAAAACTGGATTGATTTTAACCACCAGAACAGCTGCTAAATTTGCGCGAGAAAACGTAGCTAAAGAGTTTGTAAATAGGAACAAATTCACTCTTCGCTCGGTTCGTTACAATCAAGTTCATGGAACAAGGCCGTCCAATATGTTTAGTGAAATGGGCTCAGTTCAAGAGTACATGGCATTGCAAGAGCATGGCGGTACGAAACGGAATGAAAATGGGGGTAATGCTCCGCTTGCTACTCGTTCAGCAAGGGTAGGAAGAAGCCGAAAGAAACAAACTAAAAAAAGAATGCGCTTATCTCAAGTCGGCACGTTACCAGAATTTAGAGGTAATGATGTGATTGAAAAATTAGCATTGTTTGCTAAAACAGGTAAAAAGCGAAAACTTGCGGTAGTTCAAGGCAATAAGATTAAGCGTGGTGTTTATTCTATTGTTCGATCTCCTAAGAAAAAAATAGGCGCACCGTTCAATATGACCATGCTGCATTCATTAGATAAAAAATCGTATCAGATAGATGCAACAAAATGGATGGAGCCTGCTGTAATTGGTGCAACTAAACCTAAACGTTTAATGTGGGCGTATTCTACAGGGATGAAGCAATACGTAAAAAACTACAAGAATGGGAAAATAACATGATATTTAAATCAGTTCCTTTATCCAGAATGGATAGACTAACAACGCCTCCTAACCCGGAGGCGTTGTTGTATATAGTTAATGATAATAAAGATTTTGCTATTAAATTTGATTTTCTTTCTACGATCATGCTTAAAAAAATTAAAATAGAAACAAGTGGGTTAGCGAAAGGGGGTATTAATGACAGTACAGGAACCGGGACAATTAATGTTCCAAAAGCCGATGATGAGCAAGCGAGTGGTGGTGCTAATGATGAAGTTGCATTAACCCCATTTTCTGGTAATAAGCTTATTGAGAGTAAACGCCCTAAAGCAACAAAAAAGCAGGTAGAACTAGGTGAAGATGATACCGCCTATATAACGTCTTTGTTATTGCAAGAAAAATTAGTTAATGATGAAACAAA